GTGCAAAGTACGGCATTGACGAGCGCACCCCTGTGACGCTGAAATTCACCAAGACCGAGCCAGCCGCGCACCTGGTTTATGCCTGTTATGAGCTGCCCAGCCGCCTGGTGCAAAACGACGACTTTCAGAATTTTGCCTATCACAACAAAGTGATTTACATGAGCCTGGCCGAGCTGAAGATGTTGCTCAAGGGCTACATGAAATGAGTCTCAAGCGCCCCGTGTCGATCAAGCAAGCCAAGCGCAGCCCGAAGGCCGCTGCTAGGCGTGAATCGTTCTGCGCGAGGATGGGTGGTGCCCGAAAGAAGCTCACCGGCAAAGCCAAGGCCAGCGACCCGACCAGCAAGATCAACCGCGCCCTGGCCGAATGGGACTGTGACATTCCAGCGCTGCTCAAGCCCAAGCATGTGAGCAAGGGCATCCGACCCAACCCGGTGCCGGCCAGCTCACGCGCTGGAGTCTCGCGCCAGGTGCGCGACCAGGTGCAGCAAGCCGCCGATCTGTATGAGCGTTTTTCCGGGCATGATCCCGAGGCAATCGGAAAAGTGAAGATTCCAGCGGTGCCGCGCGTGGGCGTGGCGATTGGCGAGGTGGATGGAATCCTATACAGTACCGTTCGAGATGGAGTTTTAGAGAAATACATTCACAAGTTTCGCAAGGCCGACCGACCGCTATTTGTGGTGTCTCCCGATGGCAAGCAATTGTTCCTGGTGGATGGCAACTACACATTTACCGAGCGAGGCATTGTGGATATGAGCGACAAGAAGAATCACCCGTGATCGGTTTGCCCCGCGCACGGTGTTCCCCCAGCGGGGCAACCCGCAACCTTTAACCTTGAGAGGTGACAACATGGCAGAAATGCTGCTTATCAATCCCCGCAAGCGCACCCGCAAGACGCGCACTGCGGCCAAGCGGCGCGTGCGCCGTAACCCCATCGCGGCCATGAAGCGTGTGCGCCGCAACCCTGTCGGCGCCCTGAAGCGCCGCATCATGCGCCGCCGCCGCAACCCGATCGGCATGGCCGGCATGACCGGCTACATGACCCAAATTAGGGATGCCCTGATGGGTGGTGTAGGCGCGGTGGCTTTTGACATTGTTCATGGCCAAATCAAGCGATTCCTGCCAGCTGCTCTCCAGGTGACCCCTGGCAAGATCGGTGCGGGTGACGCTGTTCGCGCGATCATCACGGTATTCGCTGGTCAAGCCCTCAACGGTGTGACCCGTGGATTCTCGAAAAAGGCCGCAATGGCATCGCTGACGGTGCAAGCGCATGATCTGCTGAAGGGCTTTGTCCCCGCAGCTCTGCCGCTGGGCTTTGCGACTCCCGCAATGGTGGCGCAAGGTACCAACCGTGTCGGGCCGATTCGCCAGGGCGTGAATGCCTACACGAAGCCGGGTGTCACCCCGCTGCTGTCGGCATACACGACTGGTTCCCCCCTGCTCAACGGTGCCCGTAACCGCGAAGGGCATTCGATGTACCGCTAAACCGGCGCATCGACCTACAACCATTTTTCTTTGAGGAATTTTCAAAATGGAACGACTCCCAACCGCTGCCGATTTCAATGCACGGCGCGTAACCAATCCCAGCCAGTCTGAAATCGTTCGTCAACGGTTTTACGACTATCAGCTGTACGCTACCGCTGGCACGACTCAGCTGACCTTTTTCTCGGCACCTGTCGGGCAAGGCGTGACGACCGCGCTGGGTGGCACCGCTGGCACCGCTAAGACCCTTTGGGACACCAATCTCGAATTGCCCAACACTCTCCCGAGTGGCAAGGCATTCATGATCGAATCGATCGAGGTGGTTTTCTTTCCTGGATCGTCAACTGCTGCCAACACCTACGCTGTCGCAAGCCCCGCGCTGTTCAACGCAACTGCTTCCGCTGGTGTGCAATCCCAACTCGCTGATGTGAATTCGTTCTATCAATCCGGGATGCTGGAGCTGAACATTCTCAGCAAGAACTACCTGCGTGAGACTCCCCTGCTGGCATTCCCGCCTAAGGCCAATTTCAACCTGGATGCGGCCTTGTCCAGCAACAGCGCGACAACGGCACTCAATGGCGCGGTGAATATGCGTGCTGCTGGCCGGCCCTACTACCTGGAGCCGACCATTGCATTGCAACCCGCTGTCAATTTCGAGGTGGTTTTGCGTTTCCCCGCAGCTGTGGCAACCCCTTCCGGTTTCAATGCCCGTGTAGGCGTGATCCTGGATGGTTACTTCATGCGCGCCAGCCAGTAATGGCCGCAACGGTTTCACCCTTCGCCGGGTGACTCCAAGGGTTTCCGGGGCGTCCCTTTCAAAACGCCCCGACCAATTTCTGACTTTGAGGCACAACACTCATGGAATCCGCAGAAGCAAAATTCGGGGTAAGCGAGATCGAATCGTTCGCCTCAAAGTTCTACCAGGGCCGGCCGCTGCTGCTGACCCCTTACGGTTACAACCTGACCTTTTCCAGCCTGACCGCTGGATCGTCGGCAACTCAGGTGATTAACATCGCCGCGAATGCCGATTTCATTCTCACCAACATTCACCACCGCGCGAATGTGGCCGCAGCTGCGCAGAATGTGTCGACCAAGTCGGCACCGCTGGCGCGTATCCTGATTACTGATTCAGGGTCAAACGAGCAATTCACCAACTCAGCTGTTGACCTGGAAAACTACTCGACCAACGGCAACATCATCAACTTGCAAAGCTACCCGCGCATCATTTCGGGCCGCAGCACTTTGACGGTGCAGCTGGCAAGCTATGAAGCCTCACAGACACTCAATATCGATGTGTTCTTCGAGGGCGTGCTGGTTCGTGCATACGCGCAGTAATTAACCGGGCTTTAGGGCAACCATGAACAACATCAATCGTGGCGACTGGTTGCCCTGGAGCAACCCGAATTACATTCCTGGCGCACCGCACAACCTTCCCGCGCGGCCTGATGCGGCGGTGGCCGCATCGACCAGCCTTGGAATTCCTGGCGATACATTCAACATCCGGGAAAACTACCGTTACGCAAGCCTTATCACGGTGAGCTTGACGGTGGGCACAACCTCGATCAAGTTTTTAGACCAACCCATTGGCAAGCGCAATTTCTTGGGCTTCCGCAATGCGTCCGGGTCACAAAACCTATATGTGGAATTCAACGGGATCGCCACAACTGGGTCATGGATGAAGCTAGTACCAGGTCAAATTGTGGTGTTCGACACGGTAGTGCCACAAGACGACCTCTATGTGGTTTCTGATACTGCCGGGGGCACTTTCGCCTACGCATATTCGACCTTTCCGGGGTGACCCATGCGGGTCAATCCTGGCGCAGCAATTGCGGCCCTGGTGGCCGCATTTGTCATTCTGCGACCTGGCCGAGCTGCTGCCGCACCAGCTGCATACGATCCCGCCACGCGCGACATTCAAAACGCGCCCCGCGAAGCTGACGCGAATCCCGACTACAACCCGACAAGTTCACCGGGGGAAGCAATGCAAAACATTCCGAGCGTGGCCGATGTAGGCATGCCCTCTGCGGTGGCCGCATTCCTGTACATGATCCGCGCCAGCGAGCATGTATTTCCGCGCGATGTGGAAAATGATGCCGCATACAACATTTTTTACGGTGGTGCCAGGTTCAACGACCTGAGCGATCACCCGGTAAACACTGGCGAGATGAAGCCGGTGAAGCTGCCCGATGCGATGTGCCGCGCTGCTGGGTTTTCGCCTGGTTGCGTGACCACCGCAGCCGGCGCGTATCAGATCATTCGACCGACCTGGAATCGCGTGCGCGACAAGCTGGGCCTGGTGGACTTCAGCCCCGAATCGCAAGACCGCGCCGCCATCGAGCTGCTGGAGGAATCCGGTGCGATGGAGCTGCTGGGCCTGGATGACATTGAGGGCGCGATTCGTGTCGCGTCGAAGGTGTGGGCATCGCTGCCTGGTTCAACCGCGCAGCAACGCCCCAAGGCATTGGCCTATGCCCTAGATCGATATGCCGAGGGCTTAGGTCGTGCCTAATGACTGGAAGGGCATTGTTCGAGCTGTTGCGCCAACCATCGCAACCGCGCTAGGTGGGCCGCTGGCCGGCCTGGGCGTGAAAGCCCTATCCGATGCCCTGCTAGGACATTCTGAAGGCACTGAGGACGATATTGCCCGTGCCCTGGGTGCAGCCAGTAACGCCGACCTGGTGAAGCTGCGCGAGATCGATGCCCAGTTCGCCGCGCAGATGAAAGCCCTCGATGTAGACCTAGAGCGCATCGCCGCAGCCGACCGGGATTCGGCACGCCGGCGCGAGATCGGCACGGGTGACGCATGGACACCGAGAGTGATCGGCGCGATGGCCCTGGGGGGTTTCCTGTGGGCCGTGTATTGGGTACTCTCCGGGAATGTGGCCGGGATGAGTGACCCGACAACGGTGGCCCTGGTGGGCACCCTGGTGGGCTATGTCAGTGCAAAGGCCGACCAGGTGGTGAGCTATTACTTTGGAAGCTCCGCAGGATCGGCACGCAAAACCGAAGCGATGAGCGAGGCAATGGAAAAAGGGGTTAGGAAATGAGCTTTATATATGTACCAGCCGGCGCAGGCGGATTCAGCAACGAAGTCTATTTCACGGCATCAGGAACCTGGACGGTTCCCGCTGGAATTACAAAATGCGTTGTGATCGTGGTCGGTGGAGGTGGAAGCTATTTCAATGCGGGATTTTCAACCACTCGGGGTGGTGGTGGTGGTGGAGGTGCTGCTAGAAAATATATAACTACCTTGACACCTGGGACAAACATAACCGTTACAGTCGGGGCCGCTGTTACCTTTGGCGCGGGTAACACTTCTTCGTTTGGAGCGTTTTGTTCGGCCACTGGTGGTGGAGAGGGTGGATATGCAAACCTCGGAAACGGTACTGTTGCCGGCGGAGCTGGTGGTGCTGGATCGGGTGGTGATTTGAATTTCAACGGTGGCACAGGTGGGTGGGGTATTGGTATTTCGACGCCTGGAATTTTCATCAATGGTCAAGGGGGTTCCAGTATTTTTGGAGGAAATAACTCTAGTGCCTATGGGTGCGGTTCCACAAATTTTAACGGTTCAGCTGGTGGTGTTGTCATTATTCAATTTTGATCGGATATTTACATGAAAGCGTTAATATCTCCCGAAGAAAAAATAACCCATGAAGGTGAAATTATGGGTTCAAGAATCGCACAAATTAGTGAGCAAGAATTTGAGGTTGCAAGCCCTTTATTTTGGGTTGATTGTGATAAAACGATCCCGACCAGCCTACTCTATTGGGACGGTAATCAAATTCAAGTAATACCGCATGAGCCTCTAATTCCGATTGACCCCGCGCTATTACCTAAAAAGCCATGATCGAAAAATCCCAAGGGGTTCGCGCACTCGATGTGCTGATCGTCGGGCCTTTCATGCTCTATGCGGCCACAAAGCTGCGAGGGTCGGATCGGGCCTGGATGACCCTTTTGGGACTGCTCACCATCGCCTACAACGGCGCGAATTATTTGAGTAATGTCAACGGTGACGAAACCGGCAAACCATGACCCTCGACCCTCGCACCCTGGAGCACTTGCGCGCGTCCGTATGGCCGACATTGGAGGAAAGTTTCCGACTGCCGCGAGGCATCCTGGAAGCGGTGGCCAGCTGGGAAACGCGAGGGACATTCGACGCACGGGCCTACAACCCGACCAGCGGGGCGCGGGGCGTGTTTCAGCTCACCCCTATCGCACTGACCCAAGTGCAGCAAGACATTGGCCTTAGAGCCGACCCTTTTAATCCGTATGCAGCTTCCGCAGCTGCTGCCGCGCTGCTCGCCAGGTACGCACGCCTGTTCAATAATGAGCCGACCCTGATGATCGCCGCCTACAACGCTGGCGAGGGCACCATTCGCAAGCTGCTGCGCGACATTGCAACCAGGGGCCGTGGATTTCTCCCCCTGGAAACGAGGCAATACATTGCCAATGTGATTCCCATGCTGAGATGATCGAGCCATGACCATCGACCTCACCCAACTGCTTGCAAGCTGCATCGCCGCCGGCATCGGCGCGTTTGGTGCCTATGTGGCCATCCGTACCGACCTGGCCGACCTCAAGGCGCGTATGACCAATGTGGAGGATGCTGCCAAGGTGGCACATTCACGCATTGACAAGGTTCTGCACAAGGAATAAGAAAAACCCCCGAAGGTTTCCCTCCGGGGGTTCAAGGCAACTGCTACCAATGCCGAAGTAGCAGCAAGGGGTCGAAACCCGCGCCGAGTATCTTACGAATCCTGAGCCTGGTCAATTGGCCCTACCGGCATGGCGCACCAGTATCGAGGGCTTTTCTCGAACGGTATCGCATCGATGCCAATCCAACCATCCCGCGAATCAAACGCACCAACATAGGTGCCGCGCGTATCCCCCCAGCTCACCAGCACATCGAGATCGAACGGGGGAAGCTGCTGGTCTACCCTGAACCACCGCAATGGTTCCAGCCTATCGAACCATGCTGACAATTGTTCCGGGCTATTGAGCCGATCACGCAAAAGCTGGGCAAGTGTTCCCATGTTGGAATCCCCTGAAGAGATGGCCTGGTGCAGCTGCTCGACCTGATCTAAAAGCTGCTCGAAGTGTGTATTAGTGGTTTCCATGATTCGCCGGGTGCACTCTAAATTGAGCCTGGCCATTGTGCACCGCTGCCGACCTATGGCAAGATGCGACCCGCAACTGAACCAATGCCAACCGTTCAGCCCAAAGGGGTCAACATGAAACCTGAAGCCAAAAAAGCACTCGACGAGTGCTATCGGATTCTTGGGACAACTCCCGACAAGTTCCGCAATCTATGGGCACAAAGCTCACCCAATGAAAGACGGGTGTTCTGCATCATTGCCGGTGTGCCGCACCATTCCATCGATTACGACTGGCTAGGGCTTGACGAGGAAGCCCGTCAACGCATTACCATGCGTGTCACTGGAATGCAGAAGTGGCTAAACACGCGCCTGGGACAATGACCGCAATCGACTCAGTACAACGGGCGTGGCAAGCCGAGCGCATTGCGCTGCTGCCGACCCCGTGGCAGAAGCGGGTGCAGCGTGCCCATGATGAGCGCATCACCGCAGCCGCTGCGCGGTACTACATCGATCACGGCCAAACGCTGCGCGATGCGAACATGTGGCTACTCAAGGCCACCGAGCGCATTCGCAGCATTCGCGTGCCGATTTCGCTGACCGACGAGCAACTGCGCGAGATGGCCAGCAACCGCGCCATGCGCTGCTCGAAGCTGGCCGAGATCGTGCCAGGTGTGTACTACACCGACACGCGCACGCTGCGCGATCGAATGGCCAACTATGTGCGCCGGTATGGCATCAAGCCGCCGGCCGATACGATCGAAGACGCGCCAGCCATTGCGCGAATGGTGTGTGAACAATGGTGGCGCAGACAACTCCGCAAGACACAAGCCCGTGACCTCGAGCGCGAAGCGATCAACCTGGGATATGTGCACAAGGCGCAAGAAATCTATGCCAGCTCGATCACGGTGGAGCGCCGCAGCCAACAACGCAAGCGCAATGCTTCCCTGCTGGCCGAAGCTGCCGCGGTGAACCTCGACACGGGTGAGCTGTACACGCTGGCAGAGCTGGCCGCTAAATCAGTCTCGAATCCTGGCGTGCGGCGCGGTGAGCTGATGACTCGCATCAAGGGGTTCGAGACAATGGCCAAGACGCTGAACCATGCCGCTGAATTCATCACGCTGACCGCGCCCTCGAAGTACCACGCGAAAACGACTATCGACGGGCGCATCGCAGACAATCCCAAATTCGAGGGCTATACGCCGCGCGATACGCACCGCTACCTAAATGCCCTGTGGTGCCGCATTCGAGCAAAGCTGCACCGCATGGGCGTGCGGGTGTACGGGTTCCGCATCACCGAGGCGCACCATGATGGCACGCCGCACTGGCACCTACTGCTGTTTGTTCCGACCAATCAGATCGAATCGCTGCGCCAGGTGGTGACAGAACACGCACTGCGCGACGAGGCCACCGAGCGAGGTGCCAAGGCCAACCGGGTGAAATTCATCACCATCGACGCTGCAAAGGGTTCCGCTGCCGGCTATGTGGCCAAGTATGTGGCCAAGAACATCGACCAAAGTGGATACCAGGTGCAGGGCGATATTCAAGGCAATGACGCGATCACGCCGACCCACCGAATCGAGGCCTGGGCATCAACCTGGGGCATTCGCCAGTTCCAGCAGATCGGTGGCCCTCCCGTGGGTGTGTGGCGCGAACTGCGCCGCACGGTGCGCGACAACCTGATGAGCGACACGGTGGCCGAGGCGATCGAGGCCGCAGACAGGGGCGACTGGGCCGGCTACCTGGCCGCGATGGGTGGGCCGACCGTGGAGCGCAGGAATCTGCCGATCCGGGTGGCATACACTCGACCAGGTGAAAGATGGGATTTCAAGAACCAAGCCCCTTACCCGGCCACCATTGGCAAATACGGGGAAGAAGCCGCGCCGGCCACAATCGGCGTGCGCGATGTGCGCCGCGACAAGCTCCACCAATCACGCCGCTACCGCTGGCAAGTGCAACCTGGCAAAGCCCCTGCCGGTGGTTATGTGCGCCACAACTACATCGACCTAAATTCGGGCGAAGCCCCTTGGACTTGTGTCAATAACTGTACGGTGGACAACTCTGCCGCACCTGTGGATAACTTCCACGATGGCCACAAGCCTGTGGATAAGTACCTGATTCGCGGCCACAACCGCGAAAAGCGAAGGGTTGAGCCACCAACGCGCAACCTTTTCGATGATGAAACCGACTTCGAGGCACCGCAAAGGGCCGAAGATCGGTGGATGTACAGGCCGATCAGCCGATCAGCCTGGTTCAACTCACCCGGCGTAACTCACTGAGAAAGGGAAAACCCCATGCCTTACATCAAACCGTCCTATTACCCGACCCCGATGGATCGGAAAAACGCGATCAAACGCCGCTGGACTTATGCGGCCTGGTTCGTGACCTTTGCCGGCCTGGGCGTGCTGCTGGCCTGGAGGATGTGACCATGAGCTGCCAATCGTGCATTTACTCCGCGATCAGTCTCGCGGGGAATTCGCAGCAAGCCGGCCAGCTGCTGTGTCGGGCCGAGCCACCCAAGCCGCAGGGCATTGCGGTGCCGCAGCGGGATGGGATTTCTATCCAGGTGGTGACCCTGTGGCCGGTGGTGCAGAAGGACGACATTTGCGGGGCGTATGAGCGCAACGACAACATCAAACCTAGTTGACTCGAACGGTTGACCTACTGAAAAACACGGCGAAAATAAAGGCCGCACCGATTCCGGTGCGGCCTTTTTCATTGGAGTCACCGCGATGTTTGACGACCATGACACGATCACCGTGTCAAACGAACCAGTGCGCGCGAAGTGTGTTGATTGTGTTCACTACTCGCGCGCCACGGGTTCGAACTACCCGCCTGATGGACAACCTATCTGCAAACGCTACCCGCCCACCATTCACCCGATTGTGGTGAAGGACAAGGTGCAGCTCGCAGCGTTATGGCCGCACATTGCCGATGATGAGCAATGCGGTGAGTACACACAAAAAACCTTGAAGGGATATTGATATGGCAACCCGGCGAAAAGCTGTGCCCGAATGGGCACAGAATGAATTGGTGGCCCTCGAAGCCGCCGCAGCCGCGCAACAAGCGCAGGACACTGAAACCGAGGAACAGATGGAGGAAACCCCATCGGATCGGGTTTCGACGCTGCTCACCCTGGCCACCGGCGAGGATCGAGCCTATATCGCGTGCTACCGACTCAACAAGGGGCAACTCGAATACTGCAAGCGATACGCACCGACCGAGTTCGAGGATGGAAGTTTCGACCTGATCCGCGACGACTTTGGGCCTGGTGAATACGAGCTGCGCCTATACGGTACGCACCCTAAAACAAACCGCTGGGCAGTGCGTGCGAGAACCCGAATTCAAATGGCCGAGGTGCCCAAGCGTGCGGCCACCGAGCCGGTATCCAACGGTTTGAACCAGGTGCTATCGACCATCGCGCAAGGCCAGCAGCAAATGCTCGATGCGCTGGTGGCCATGAAGCAAGCCCCGCAAAAAGACCCGATGGAAGAAATGACAAAGATGCTTTCCATGATGACAATGATGCGGGAAGCGATGGGCTTGAACCAGGTGCAGCCGGCATCGACAAGATCGAGCATTGGCGAGATCGTCGACGCGATCAAGGAATTGCGGGGCGCAGCTGCTGAGGTAATGCCCGAGAAAGAAGAATCGAACGACCTGATAGGGATGCTGCCCAAGGTTCTCGACCTGGTGGCGCAAGGCCAACAAGTGCAGCAACAGGTGCCAATGCAACCCATGTACCAGGATGACCAATCGGCAGTTTTGTCACCCGTGACGCTGCCGCCAGCCTTTGCCGCACAAGCCACCAACAAGGAAGCCGACGATATGAACCCGATCACTCTCATCAAGCTGAGGGGCTATCTCAAGACGCTGGTGGGCTATGCCGAAAAGAAAGCCCCGACGAGCGAGGCCGCGCAGTTCGTTTATGAAAAGCTGCCCGACGACCTGATCGAGATGATGGAGCTGCCGACCTGGTTCGAGCTGCTGGGCGCGGTGGCACCCGAGGTAAAGGCGCACCAGGATTACCTGACAACGGTGCGAAACGAAGCCCTGGGCATGTTCCAGGATGATGAAAGCGGCGCACAAGCGGCGTGATTGATCTTGACAAGGGGCCGCGAGTATGATCCGCGCATGATGCTCGCACCCCTTCCCCCCCTATCGGGCCGTGTAGTGAACATTCCCGATGGCCAAGCTGGCACCGAGGCGACCCTCGCCGCCATGCGTGAAATGGTCAACCGCTGCAAGGTCAACCCAGCCATTCGGCAAGTGGCGACCACGGTGGCATTTCTGCAACCCGAGAAAGACTATCGCGCCGAGGCCGAAGCGATATTCAACGAGGTGCGAGATGGCATTCGCTATATGCGCGATGTGAACGGGGTGGAAACGCTGCAAGAACCGCCCATCACCCTCGCGTCCCGCCTGGGCGACTGTGACGATCAAACAACACTATTGGCCGCGCTGCTGGAGTCGGTTGGAATCCCGACCAGGTTTGTGGTGGCCGGCTATTCCGGGCCGCACTTCGAGCATGTATATCTACAAGCCTGGTTGGATGATGATGGATGGGTGGACATGGATGCTACTGAGCCGCACCCGATGGGGTGGGCACCGCCTGACCCGACCGTGATCGGATTCGAGGCGATCTAGTGGCAACCGCTGCGCTGCTGCGCGATCCCCGCGCCGTGAAGCTATCGAACCAGCTGCGGGGGCAAGCCGCCGCGCTGGCCGCGCGTGGCATCACATCGATCCTGCCGGCCTACATCGATGAGGTGGCCGATCAAATGGTGCTAATGGGGATCGATGATCTGAAATCGATCAACGGCACTACAACGGTGGAATTCGGGCCGAATCCCAGCCAACTGTCGATGATCGGCACCGAGGGCGAATCACAGATTCAATACGGGAATTTTCCTGTTACGCGCCTGTATGTGCGTGGCGTCGAATGGCCAATCACAATTGGCGAAAAGGCCATTTGGAACCATGACGGAACAGACGATTCGTTTCCCATTGGTGTCACCAGCGATGGAAAGTTTTACATTGTTCTAAGGTGGATCGACCCACCTGGTGCGCCCCTTATCCTGCTGATTCCATTCACGAGGATTTCACCCTGGCGCGGGGTGGTATTCATTGCCGGATTTATCGCCACCGCGATGGGACTACCCGCGATCATTGGCGAAGCTGTACTAGGGGCAGAGCTGGCCGCAGCCTATCCAGCTGCATCCAATGCAATCGGCCAAGTGGCCACCAGGACGGTGCTGACCGGGGGCGATGTGGAAAGCGCAGTTCGATCCGCAGCGACGAGCTTTGCAGGGGTTGAATTTGGTGGTTTTGTGGGTGAAGCTGTAGACTCTGCCGCAATTGGGGCCGCAGCTGGTGCCGCGACCACTGCCGCGCTGCAAGGTGGCGATGCACGCGCCGCCGCCATTCAAGCATTTATTTCCCAGGGGGTTAAATCTGTGAGTGACTTCGATCCAACTGAATACGACCCTGGCGAATATGTCTATCTGCCTGGGTATGGCGAAGATGGCCCTCCCATTCCTGGGCTTGATTACAGATTCGTAAGCGGTGGAGAAATCACCCTCGAAGACCTGGGCCTGTCATTCGACCTGGATGAAGTGCTGGCAAACCTGGAAATGCCCGAAGACCTGATGCTTCCGCTGGATGCGATCATCCCTGATGATGATGGCAACCTATTCGGCGTCGACGGGTTCTATGTGGAATTGTCCGACCGGGGCTATATCGGCGCGATCTACCCCGACGAGCAAGGCAACATCCGTGCGCCGGACAACAACATTCTGATGCCGGCCGATGAGGTAATCAGGTATTTGGAAACACCTGCCGAGCTGGCCGAGCAATTGCGTGCCCGTATCGAGCCGCTACAAGGCGAAGCCATTGCGCCACTGACCGCGCCCAACCTTCGACCGATCAACCTTCCACCGCCAGCTGCACAAACGCGCACGCCGGTAATTGATTGGGCAAAGCAAGCCGATGCGCTGCTCAAGGTGGCCGTGTCGATTGGTGGCAGTATCAAGGCAATCAGCAACGGCACATTCCGACCGGGCTATGCGACCAGCCCCTATGGAACGGCACGGCCACCGATCGGTGTGCCTGTGCGACAAGCTGATGGGTCTATGGTGGTCAACAACGGCAACGGCACGCAGACGGTGCGCTATGCCGATGGGCGCGTGGTGACCATGCCCTCGATGTATTCCAGTACCGGCATGGCCGGCAACTATGGCGCAAGCCTGATACCTGGCGTGCCCAACACGGCACTTTTAATCGGTGGTGGCCTGGTGGTGGCCGCGCTGCTGCTTTCAAGGAGATAAACAGAATGGCGATGATTCAGCAAACCGCGCCCGATGGCACGCTGGTATGGGTTGACGAGGATACGGGCCGTGCAATCACGGCAGAACCATCGCAAGGTGGTGCTGGTTCCTGGGTTGACCTGATCGGCAAGGGTTTGACCGCGCTGCAAACCTATCAGCTCAATCAGATCAATGTGGAGCGTGCCAAGATGGGCCTACCGCCCATTGACACCAGCCAATATACCGGCGTAGGTGTTCGCGTGGGTTTGTCCCCGCAGACGCAGCAACTCATCATTTATGGTGGCCTGGCACTGCTGGGTGTGCTGGTGTTTCAATCCGTCATGAAGCGTAGGTAATCCCATGATCGTCCAAGGCACTCCCGACATTCTCATGCCGCCCAGTGGGCCGATTAGCGGTGCCTGGGGCAATCTAGGCGCGGTGGTGGTCAACGAATTCGCTACCGACACGGGTGCATCGCCGCTGTTTGGTGGTGACATTCCGCTAGACCTTCCGACTCGAAGCGTTGACGATAAGGTTTCGGTCTACAACGAGCTGCTGGATTCGGGCAACACTGATGCCGCGATCCGCGATCGTGCCGAATATCTTTTCGGGCCGCAGACCGATGAGAATTGGGGCGCACTGCAAGCCCTGGCCGCGCAGCAACGCGATGCTGATGCTGCTGCTGCCGCAATGCAAGCCCTACAAGCTGAAATCGCAGCCGAGCAATCCCAACGCGATGCCGCAGCTGCTGCCGCTGCTGCTGCCGAGCAAGCTCGACGCGATGCCGCAGCTGCTGCTGCTGCCGCCGCTAATGCTGAGGCCGAGCAAGAGCGTGCTAAGGCACTTGAAATTGCTGCCCAGGAACAACTCATGCGCGAACGCGCTGATGCTCAAGCTGCCGCTGACGCTGCCGAGAAAGCACGCCGACAAGCTGAAAGCCAAGAACAACAACGCCGCGCCGAGGAAGCCTTTTGGGCCGAAGCGAGAAAGCGGTCGCAGCTCGATGTGGCCACGCGACTCAAGGCCAGCGACATTCCCGACGATCTCCCGAGCCAAACCGCTGACACCAAGGCCGCGATCTACAACATGCTGATCGCTGAGGGCAACACCAATGCCGCGATTCGCGCACGGGCCGAATACATGTTCGGGCCGCAAGCCGATGCCGATTGGAATGCCCTCATAAGCCTGGCCAATGCACAACTCGAAGCCATTGCCGCCGAGGAAGCTGCCAAGAGGGCACGCGCCGAGGCAAGTGCTGCCGCCGATGCTGCCGCAGAAGATGCACGCCGCCGCGCCGCTGCTGCTGCCGAGCAAGCCCAACGCGACTCGAATGCCGCCGCCGCTGCTGCCGCCGAGCAAGCTCGACGCGATGCCGCAGCTGCTGCTGCTGCTGCTGCCGAGCAAGCTCGACGCGCAGCCGCTGAAGCTGCCGCAGCTGATGAAGCACGCCGGCGTGCAACGGGTATGCCATCGAACCTGATCGGTGGCGACATTCCAGCCGACCTACCCGCACGCAGCGCACAAGAAAAAGCCGCGATTTACAACCAGCTGATCGCAGCCGGCAATCCTGATGCCGCGATCCGCGCCCGTGCTGAATATCTTTTCGGGCCGCAGACCGATGCGATGTGGGGCGCATTGCGCGACCTGGCGCAAAAGGCCAAGGGAACGCCGACCGTCACCACGCCGACCGTTACCCCACCTGATGCAGCCGGTGCCGGTATTGGGCCGCTGCTGTTGGCGGTGGCCGCTGCTGCAATCCTTGGAGGTTGAAAAATGAATCGCTATATCTACGCACCCCAACCCAACCAGCTCGACGGCATCATGCGCCCGATCAATCCGCTGATGGGCTACACAGACCAGCGAGAGGGATGGACACCCTCGCAAGGTGCCTGGTACATGGGTCAATCGCCGCTGTATCGCAGCGACATTGCAACCCCTACAGTGGACTTGACTCCCTACCCGACTCAAATGCCGCGCCTGGATGGTGTGGGCGCGGTGCAGGATGCCCTTTCGGTTTTGTCGGTGGTTGACCTGTTGACCAGGGGGTAAGCCGTGGAGGACTATGTAACCGATGCGATGGGCAACCCGATTCCGGGGTGGGCCGTGGCGCAAGCCTCTGACGCTGCTCAATCGCAGGATGTGGGTTATTTCACCCGCAAGATCAACGAGTTTCAGGGGATGGTTTATGACCTGGACACTACTGAAGCGAATCTACGCAGTTTTATTCAGGACTACAACATCACCGACGAGGTGCTGCTCGACCAGCTCGACGCATTCGACTCAAAGAAGACCGTTATTCGGGGTGCTGCTGAAGCTCTGAACCTGGCGGTGGCCGGCATCAACGCGATCGGGGGAAACCTTCCGAGCGTGCGACTGCCGCAAGGGCTTGCCGCTGTTCCGGTGGCCGCGCTGGCCGCAGCTGCTGGCGCGGTGGCCGTGGCCGCTGCCCTGATCGTATGGGGCCGCGACTGGATCGCCGGGGTGAATGATCGACTCAAGACCCGCGAAGTGCTGTCGCAGATTCCCGAAAGCCAACGGGGCGCAGCTGCATCCGATCTGCTGAGGATCGAGGCAACGGCCAGGAGCGCAGGAAGCTCACCCCTGGCCAATGTGGCCAACATTGTGAAATGGGCCGCGATCGCAGCCGGCATCTATTTCGCATTTCAAGCATTCAACAAAGGCCGGTAATGACTGCATACCGGGCCGGTACTGCTCGCGTTTCGTCAACGGTGACAAAAACCGTCGGTGCGAATCCGCGCCCTCGCAAGTATGCAACCGCATCCGAGAGGCAAGCCGCCTACCGTGCCCGTGCGCCCGAGGTGTGTTTCAGGGCCGAGGCTAAGACCGTCGAAACGCTGGACAACATTGCCGACACCCTCGACCAGTCTCGCGCCGATCTGCTGCTCTCAATGACCAAGTTCGCCCTGGCCAATCACGATTGGGCACGGTTTGGCCTGACGCATAGGCCGCTGCCCTATGGGTATGGGGTGCAGCCGGCCACCAATCCCGCGCCGATATGGAAGCGCAAGCGCCCGAAAAGCCTGGGCAAGCCGGTACCATTGACCCCGAAGCAAAAAGCCGCAGCCAAGGCAATGGCCAAGGCCGCTGGCCGAAAGTATCCCAACCTAGTGGACAACATTGCCGCCAGCCGCCTGGAGAATCCAACCGTGAAAAAACCGACTCCCGCCCAACTCGCAGCCCGTGCCCGATTCGCTGAGATGGCCCGCAGCGGGGCATTCAAGCGCAAGGCCAACCCCGCTAAAAAAACCGTGAGCGAAAAGATTTCGCAGCTGGTGCGCGAGGGCTACCCTCAAAAGCAAGCGGTGGCCGTGGCCCTGAGCGAAGAACGGGCCGGCAAAGTGAAGCGCAATCCTGCCAAGCGTAGCGGGTGGCGTATCACGCTATTAGACGATCAAGGCGAAGCGATTGATTCGACATTCGACACTGAGGAACAGGGCGCACTGCTGTACGCTAAATCCCGTGTTGATAAAGGCATGGTGGGCGAGATCGTTCGCAAGACTCCCACAACCGAGAAGCTGGCCTATTGGTTCGACGCAACTGGAATTCACCCTGCTGGTAGCTATGGCGACCGACCGATTTACACGCCGCGCAAGCCCAACCCTGCCACCGGCGCGAAGAAATCCCGCACAAAGCTGAACCCCACAAGTTCGAGCCGATTCAAATATGTGTGCATCGCGCCGCTGGAATACTCAGGTGCAAAGTACGGCATTGACGAGCGCACCCCTGTGACGCTGAAATTCACCAAGACCGAGCCAGCCGCGCACCTGGTTTATGCCTGTTATGAG